ATGAAACGTGTCGGGATAAAGGCTCAGGTCGGATACCGGAGCCCGCGGGCACGTAAAGGCGAGGCCAGTATCGTGTCGCCCAACAGGCTCCAGCGACAGTTCAATCCGGATGCTCCGGATGAGAGTTGGGTAACGGACATAACCTACATCAGGACCCACGAAGGCTGGCTGTATCTTGCCGTGGTTGTTGATCTGTTCTCACGCAAAATTATCGGCTGGTCCATACAATCCCGGATGACAAAGGACATTGTCCTGAACGCACTGCTGATGGCTGTATGGCGGCGTAATCCCCAAAAACAGGTGCTGGTTCATTCGGATCAGGGCAGTCAGTACACAAGCCATGAGTGGCAGTCGTTCCTGAAATCACACGGCCTGGAGGGCAGCATGAGCCGTCGCGGTAACTGCCATGATAATGCGGTTGCAGAAAGCTTTTTCCAGTTGTTGAAACGTGAACGGATAAAGAAAAAAATCTACGGAACGCGGGAAGAAGCCCGCAGCGATATTTTTGATTACATCGAAATGTTTTATAACAGTAAGCGTCGGCATGGTTCTAGCGAACAGATGTCACCGACAGAATATGAAAACCAGTATTATCAACGGCTCGGAAGTGTCTAGATTATCCGTGGCGATTCATATGTCAATAACATTGGTATTATGTTTGGTAATGTTAAATATGTCTCATGATTGCTAACTGACCATGGTAAAATGTAATCTATATCTTTATATCTATTTGAGTGGTTGAACCAAGCAGTTTTACCATTGCCTAGTAAATGTATAAATTCTGAATTACTATCCTTTGAATATTGGAATGCGTAATTGTTAGAGTGAATATAGCCTAGGTAATCTTTTGAACTAATGTTTGTTTCACTGCTAATGTTTTTTATATCGCTATTCTTGAAATGTTTGAAGTAATCAAAATCCCAAGAGTATTCAAATTTTAGAGCGGGACCTAACCCAATATTAATGAGTGATGGCTTCATGGTAAATTCAACATGATCATTGGTTAAGTCAATTGCTTTTGTTATTTTTCTTCTTGTAAGGTTTGCTTTGGCTCCTTTTAATGTGATTTGAACTTTATTTGATATTCTCCTTTGGATAATACTTTGTCGTACCGCTAAATAAGCCGCAAAGGCGGATAGTGTACTAGCAACAAGGCCACCTACTCCTACCCAAGCTGGATCAGCCATTTTGATATCCCTACTTTAACCATAAAAGAAGGGATTATTTGTCAAGATCAGCCTTTTTTCAATTGAATATTTGTTGTGTTATTGTCGTATTCCTTTAGATAACGTCCGTAGTGACGGAACAACATTTCCGGGCCTTTGTGTCCCATCTGTGTCGCAAGCCAAAACAAGTTTGCACCGCGGCTAATATGACAAGTGGCGAATGTGTGCCTAGTCTGATATGGGTTTCTGTATCGAATACCAGCCTTTCTCAATGTCGGGACCCATGCTTTTTTTCTAATTGCATCAGCACTTGCCCACGGCTTATTGGTCTTTGGGTCTTCAAAGATAGTAGCGTCCTTCATGTACGTGAACGATTTCTGATTTTTCAGAGCCGACATTGCTTCATCTGTCAGTTCAACTTTACGGGTACCTGCTTTTGTCTTAGTCCCTTTGATCACACCAACAACACTGGCGCTCTGGACGTGGGCTGTCTTCCCTACAAAGTCAATATCAGCCCAACGAAGAGCACACAGTTCAGAACTACGCAGCCCGGTTTGGATAGCGAACCGGAAAAGGTTCTCCCACTGCTGATTGCCAGCCGCTGAGAGTAAAGCGTCTACTTCTGCTGGTGACAACGGATCTACCACATAACTACGTGCTGCCTCTGACTTATCACTTTGGTACCGTGAAGCTGTTACCAGAGATACAGGGTTAATTTGAAGCACACCATCTGTCACTGCTTCATCCAACGCAGAACGCAGGAATGACAACTGGTTTCGGATGGTCTTCAATGTCGTTTTCTGGTTCTGGATCCATGTCTTCAATGCAGCCGGCGTCAACTCACTTGCAGGAAAAATATGTAGTGATGACAATGCGCTTCGGCATTTCTTGTACCCGCCTATTGTCGAAGGGGAAAGCTTCCTCGTTTCGCAGATCACCAGATACTCATCCAGATACATCTTCACCGTTTTTCCTGCGGCAGCGTTTCCGAAAATTTTTAATCGGGTAGAACGGGGAAAGTATTCCGCGTAAACAAACGTTCCCCTTTCGATCTTGTTATGGATCTCGCCGAGTGTGCGCTCGGCGTATTTGATATTTTTAGGGGTTACGTCCAGATTAGAAAGAGGCTCACGGCATTTCACCCCTTTATATGTAAAAGTAATATTGATGGTTTGACCGTTGCGATGTTTCCTGATGGTTACACCGCGCGGGAGTTTAGGCGATTCTGTCTGGCCCATTTTGCAACCTCACTAAGATCTATCCATCTCTCCTTAACGCCTTCGACTTTCAGCACTTGAACCCCTTCACGCCACACACCACGCTGTACGCGCTTGTTGATCGCATCAGGAGTTTCACCAGTCTCTTTGCAATAAGTTGAAATAGGTACACAATCGAGGCTCAGCATAAATTTCTCCATTGCCCGGCTGCACCCGGGCAGTAATATTAAATATCAGCGTTGCTGGTCGGAATCAACTTCTGCCAGATTGCGTCCACGTATTTTGCTTGGTGGCGCGCATGTATTGACACCCCACCACCTGCGCGAACCGAAGCTTCACATAATGTGCGTTTGTCGATGTTGCTCATTGGGCTGCTCCCGAGCGAACGGTCCGTAAAAGTTGGTTGAACATCAGCGTTAGGGTGTTACTGCAACCAAAAGGCAGGTCGTTAACGCGGTATGTTGGTACACCTTCACGGACGCCAGACTTCACTATTCGCCCGGTGGTATAGAGTTGAGACAGTGCGCCGGCAACAGCCGGTGTCCTTCTATTCATGCCTCTAGCAATTTCACCGCTGGTGGTATTGGGATGGGCCTGAATGTATTCGAGTATGGTCATTGAGCCTTACCTTTCAGTTGTTCTAACTGAGCTAACGACTCAGTTAATGCGGCATATGTGGCTTCGAGTCTTGTTGCGACTTCTTTCATGATTCGCGCATGCTTTGCTGGTAATTCCGGTACGGTGGCATGAGCTTCCGCAACGAGTTCCTTTATTTTCAGGCGGCACATTGGCGAAGCTCCATCAACTCATTGAACCGGTTAATGAACATCCCGAAAGCCTGGCCGGGTCGTAGAGGGTGGATTTCAAACAAATCTGTCGGCGGTATGCCTTCCAGCATCACCCATGGAATACTGTCGTCGATGTCCAGATCACGGCGTTCGGTTGCCAGCATGGTCAGGTCGGCGTATTTCACAACAGACGACTCTTCAAGAGGCAGATCGAACTTCAGGCGAATGAGCTGTTCAGTACGCTTCTCGATCTGCCGGTATTCGGGCAGCAGAGCTTTTAGCGGGGCGGGGATGTCCTGGCAATATGCTTCTGCGGCGTCATGCATCAGCGCTTCAAAGGCAAACTCTGGCGACACGATCTGGCTGCACAAAACGGAATGCTGGGCCACGCTGTAGAACTCCGGCAGGTGTCCTGCGAAACGGCAGATATTTGAAAGCGCCCCGGCAATATCTTCGACATCAATATCGTCAATGGTGGAGTTAATGTAATCGAACTGCTTACCGGAAAGTGTCTGGATAAAACTCAAGTTATTTCTCCTTAATTGGTGCGCTGCACCGCACAATTTTTGGTTGCACGAATCCCTCGCCGAAAGGCGATAAATAAAGGAATTACGCTTCAATAAATCCCCGCGGCGCCGGGGATTTAATGCAGAGCAATTACGCTTTGAAGTTGCCGATAAATGTTTCTACTGATTCACCGTCGAATTTACTGATTAGCAGATCGCGGAATTCGGTGGCGATGGCTTCTTCCTGGGCCTCCAACTGGACGATACGCAGAACAAAGCAAGGTTCATCGCTGGCCAGCAGGCTGTTACGCAAACTAAAGCGGCGCTCGCCAAGCCCTTCGTACGGTACGCACTTAAACTCAAAGGCCACTGGCATCACGTCTTTGCTGCTGGCTTCAACGCTTTGCATGAGTGAACGTTTACCCGCGAAGTCACCAGTTTCATGATCCTGCTGGGTTGCCTGCTGAATGGTGATACGACGAACGGCCTGCGCAGCCTGGGAAATCTGCATCGCATTGCCATCAGCATCGAACGCCAGCAGATAATCACTCCAGTCTTCCAGCCATTCGGCGATTTGCTTTTGCTTCAGGCGTTGACCATCGATCTGCAATAGCGCGCGGAACGGGGCTGTTTTCTTCAGGGTGATTGCTGCAACGTTATCGGCATGTCCTGGATTGTCCAGGGACCCAATATTGAAAACCGATCGGGCGGTCATGTTGTCAGCATCAATAAAGCAACGGGCGGGTTCTGCGTCGCTGGCGTAGCCCTTCGAGTAACGAGCGAAGTCGTCAATGCTGGTCGTGGTCATTGCGCCGCGGAAGCGGAAACGCTCCAGAGAAAAACGCTCGAGGCTTTCAACGCTGGTTCCTTCGGGCAGCAAAGCGGTAGGGCATGCCAGACCGTGAATATCATTCAGGTGATAGCCAGAAAGGACCAGGTCTTTTACCTGCTTAAATGTACCGCTGTCTAACTGAGACATAAAAATTCCTTATTAACATATGATCGAAGTGGTATCAGTGAATTTGTTGCTGCGGATCACTGAGCCGCTTTAAGCTTTCCGTCCACCGTGCCGGTGATCCCGAATAGCTGCCCCTGATCTTCCTGCAGGATGGTAAGTTTCCCGCCTTTATTAACCCACATTGGGGTTTCGGTGGTGTCCTCTTCGGAGGCTTTACCGCGCGGCGTCGGGGTTATGTAGTTCAGCTTGTGCTTAATCTTGACGCGCTTCTCTTCAACGGAATTACCCATACGCTCAAAATCAAAAGTCAGGACAACCTTGCCTTTATTGCCGTTGTTCAGAACCCCCAGCGCGGTGGTATTAAGCGCGGCGGCGATTTTGTTCATGAACACGCCGGCATCCAGCTCGCCCAGAAAGTCGGGCACGACGGTCATGCGATCATTGCTCATAGCATTTCCTCTCGGTTAAGCGGCTGCCGCCGCTGTAAGTTTCTCCATACACAACAGAGAAGGGCACCTGCATTGGTCGGCAACTGCAATTGCCATCCTCTCGTCCGGGTGGATTGGGTTATGAGCCCGTCGCCCGTTGATGCCCTTGTCTATTGTGTAAAAAGGGCGGTACCGAGGTAGAACATTATCTTCGTCCCTCTTGAATAAGGTTGAAGACCCTGATACCGCCAAGACTACACACAGCAATCTATTGCCTGTCTTTCACCACATCAGGCTCGGTGGATCCCGCTATTCCCCAACAACAAGGATTCGGTTAATCTGGATATCCCCAACAAGAAGAAGAGTATTCAATGTGATCGCTGAACTATCAGCGGCAATGGCCGCTATAAAGGAGACTGCAGGTCTCGCTAAAATTATCAATGACGCGAAAACGGATGCTGAAGTTAAAGCGGCAACAATTGAACTCCAGAGCAAACTGATTACACTGCAGGCAGAGTGTTTTTCTCTCGGAGACGCTATTAGAGCAAAGGAAGATGAAGCTGCTCTTTTACGTTCGAGGCTTGCTGTTTTAGAGGATTTTGAGAAAGCTACGCAGGAATATTCGATATTGAAAACCCCCGGAGGAACGCTTGTATACTCAGCATTAATAGGGGGAAGTAATGATCAATTTACTATTAATGCTTGTCCCCGTTGTTTCCAGCAAAGCCAGTTGTCAATACTTCAGCCAAGTCCAACCACTCATTCTATGGGCGGGTATTTCATTCATTACTGTCCATTGTGTAAAAGTGAATTCAAAATGGATAAAGTTCCGCCCATGCCGCCAGTTCAGGTGCCACGTCGACTTAGACGACCTTTCTAGAAATTTGTTGGTAATATCCAGATTGTTAAAGAGCGAAGCGTCCTATGGGCGCTTTTTTATTGTTTGCGAATCATCCGGTCATTCATGCGCCACCGGCGGCTACTTCATGGGCGTCCTGCCTGTTCGCTATCGATAAATATAATGTAGGATAACTTACATTGACAGGTCAAGAGAAAAAGTTGGATAACTTACATTGAGGGGCGAAAAAAAACCGGGAGGCCCCGGTTTTGTTATAAATCCATTATTACTTGTCTTACTAATCCTACCAATCGGCAGTTACCGTTAACCTCGAGCATCCTGTAATTGGGATTCAGAGGTACAAGGTATTTCAATGGACCATCGATGACGAACTTTTTAATGGTGGCCTCATCACTACCCAAAAGCTGTGCGATTACAATTTTGCCATTAGCTTGGCTGGCATCGCCAAAATCAGGCTCAACAACGACGATCGAACCCTCAGGAATACTCGGGGCACCCGTAGGGTTGGTCATTGAGTCTCCACGTACAATGAGAGCAAATGCGTTCTCGGAGACTGCGGCTGAGGTATATACCCATTCCTTAATATCACGCTCTGTAATAGCACCGCTACAAGCCGTCCATTCCCCAGCTTGAACCCATGTGAGGATAGGAACTGACCTTATTCCGAATCTGTGCTCAGGCTTCACGGCGCGCGGTTGTTGGTTTCCGTCATCCTTTCCGTCCAGTAACCATTGCGGTGACTTATCTAATGCAGCTGCAAGCGCCTGGAGGTTCTCGCCACCAGGTTTGTAGTCACCGGATTCCCAGCCAGTGATAGTGACGCGGTTTACCCCCACGAGCTTTGCCAGGACGGATTGCGTCATCTTTAGTTCTTTGCGTCTGCTTCGGATTCGATCATTCATTTTCATGTAGGCAATCCTACCATTTTATGATGTAGGAATGCTTGACCAATTAATGTAAGTTATCCTACTATTTACGCACTGCATTACCTAACTCCAGAGGAAAAAAATGAAGAAAAATGAAGTTATTTCTTACTTCGGTGGCGTAGGGAAAACCGCTAAGGCGTTAAATATCTCGCACGCTTCCGTATCCGGATGGGATGAGATTATCCCAAAAGGACGGGCCTTTGAGATTCAGGCGCTGACGAAAGGTGATTTGAAAGTGGACCAATCGCTTTATGAAAAGCGTAGCCATTCGACAACATAAATTGAACCACAGAAACGAAGGGGGAGCCGTGGGTAACGAACCTGAATGGAAAGTTGATAAGCAGCCAGCTTGGCTGGTCGCCGCTATCAAAAAGACAATCACTGACCTGCCGGGCGGGTATGCCGAAGCCGCTGAATGGTTGGGGGTGACAGAAAACGCGCTATTTAATCGTCTGCGTACCGATGGAGATCAAATTTTCCCGCTTGGTTGGGTAATGGTTCTGCAAAGTGCTGGTGGAAAAAATCACATCGCCCACGCCGTCAGCAGAGCGTCAGGCGGTACGTTCGTTCCAATGCCAGAGATTGAAGATCTGGACTACGGGGATATAAACCAGCGCCTGCTTGAGGCAATTGAACAGATTAGTGCTTATTCGCAGCAGGTCAGAGAAGCGATCGAGGATGGGGTGATTGAACCTCATGAGCGATCGGCGATTGATGGCGAACTGTACAGCGCAATATCAAAGCTTCAGGAACATACATCGCTCGTTTATCGCGTGTTTTGCGCGCCAGAAAAGAGTGACGCCCGCGAGTGTGCAGCTCCGGGCGCCGTGGCAGATAAATCATTGTGTATGGAGAAATCCGCGTGAGCAATTTAACCGCAAATATTCGTTTGCCGCAACTCAGGTTGATCCCGGTACCGGGCGCTCCTTCGTTTCGGTATGAACGCATGGTATCGGGTCGCTGGTTTTCATGTAACCACAGTCGTACGGCTCGAATTGTGGGGGTATTCAACCGGAGGGCCGCGGCATGGTTCAACAAATAAACGGCGTTAATGTTTCAGCAGCTCCGTTCTTTGCTGGGGTACGCGTAACGATGAGTAGTCGCGATATTGCGGCGCTTACTCAGAAGCAGCACAAACACGTCGTACGCGATATTGAAACCATGCTGCAGCAACTCGGCGAGAAGCCGGAGGGGTATGCCCATTTCTGGACCCACCCCCAGAACAACCAGCAGTATCGGGAATATCGCCTCGATCGCGAGCATACCGAGTGTCTGGTTGCCGGTTACAGCGCGCCTCTGCGGATGGCAATCATCCGCCGTCTGCGTGAACTGGAAGAGCGCGCTGGCGCCATCCCGCAAACTTTGCCGGAAGCATTGCGCCTGGCTGCCGATATGGCCGAGCAGAATGCACGGTTAAACCATAAGGTTCAGCAGGACGCCCCAAAAGTGGCTTTTGTTGAGCAATATGTTGAAGCTGGCGGCGCCAAAAGCCTGCGTGAGACGGCGAAGATCCTGAATATGCCTGAAAAAGCGATGATCGACGTGCTGCTGCGCGACAAAGTTTTGTTCCGCCAGTCTGGCAATTTGCTGCCGCATGCCCTGCGCCAGCGTGAGGGCCTGTTTACCGTCAAAACCGGTACATCTGATTTCGGTCATGCCTATACGCAAACCCGCGTAACACCTCGAGGCGTCCAGTGGATCGCCGAACGGTACGCCTCAGAATTAATGGGGGGTTAACGTGGCAGAGCATATTCAACCTTTGAACCGTTACTATCGCGATCATCACGGCATTGTCGTAAATGTGATCGGTTATGACGCAACTGGTCAACGTGTTATCTACCGCCGCCCCGGCTATGACTGGGAGTGCGTGGCACCGTTGGTCGTGTTTCGTTCCAGATTCGTGAGGGTAGATAAGTGAGCGTTAAATTATCTGCATACGTCTGGGATGGCTGTGCGGCGGCTGGCATGAAGATTTCCAGTGTCGCAATAATGGCACGCTTGGCAGACTTCAGTAACGACGAAGGCGTTTCCTGGCCTTCCATTGAGACTATCGCTCGTCAGATTGGGGCGGGGCCCAGCACTGTCAGAACGGCTATTGCAAAGCTGGAAGCTGAAGGTTGGTTGACCCGTACCGCTCGCCGCCAGGGCAACCGTAATGCATCCAATGTTTACCGACTAAATGTGGCAAAGCTTCAGGCGGCGGCATTCGCCCACCTGTCAGATTCTGACCCGTCAAAATCTGACGCATCAAAATCTGACCCGTCAAAATTTGAGGCGTCAAAATCCGGTAAAAATGGGGGTTTTCACCCGTCAGAATCTGGCGGGGATCCGTCAGTAAAATCAACTACCGATCCATCAGATAAAAAACCTTCTTGTCCGGTTGCGCCGCAACCCGACCCTGCAGTGATGATCACCGATCAGGCTAAACAGGTTTTGACTTTTCTGAACCAAAAAACAGGATCCCGTTATCAGGTGGGGAAAACGTCGCTGGAGAATATTCGCGCCCGGCTGGGGGAAGGGTTTACCACCGAGGAACTCACTCTGGTTGTGGAGTACATGACCGAGAAATGGGGGCAGGATTTTAAAATGTCCGAGTACCTTCGACCTACGACGCTGTTTCTACCAACGAAATTCCCTGGTTACCTGCAGGCCGCGAACAAATGGCACAAAGCCGGTCGCCCTGAGCGCAAAAATGGCGAGTGGGCTAACAACCTCAGTCCTGCTTCGCGGGCAATCTTCAAAGATGTTGATTATTCACTACCAGAAAACTCGGGATTTCGCTCATGAATAGATACTGCCAGGCGCTGGCTGAACTGCGTAGCAAGCCAGCCCATGAGTTAAGAGAAGTTGGCGATCAGTGGCGCACTCCGGATCTGCTGTTCTGGGGCATCAATGCGATGTTTGGCCCGCTGGTTCTCGACCTGTTTGCTGATGATGACAATGCGAAGTGCCCGGTATGGTACACCGCAGAAGATAACGCGCTGACACAGGACTGGTCTGAACGTTTGGCAGAACTGGGTGGTGCTGGTTATGGCAACCCACCGTATAGCCGTTCGCAGTACCACGAGAAGCAGGCGATCACAGGCATGACGCACATCATGAAATACGCAGCAGCCCAGCGCGAGAAGGGCGGTCGCTATGTATTCCTGATAAAAGCCGCGCCGAGTGAAACGTGGTGGCCGGAGGATGCCGATCACATTGTATTCATTCGCGGGCGCATTGGGTTCGATCTGCCAGTGTGGTTTGTCCCTGCCGACGATAAGCAGAAGCCCACTAGTGCTTTCTTCGCTGGTGCTATCGCCGTCTTCGATAAGTCATGGCGTGGCGAGCGGTTCAGCTATATCAGTCGTATGGAACTGGAAGCGAAAGGGCGGGCGTTTATGTCCCTGGCTCAATTTGCCGCGACAAAAGTGGCGCCGCCAGCTCCGGCGGAAGAGGTTACTTCTGCTGCTGTATATCTGCCAGAAGTGGAATCGCGAATCTGGCCTCTTGAGGTTGGCCTGGTGTTTAACCAGGTTGAAGGCGCTGACGCGCTGAGTGAGATCCAGCAGAACAAGCTAAAAGCAAATATCAATCAGCTCTGGCTTGAGCGCATGTCCACCAGCGAAATAATCACTGTTGCCAGTGAACAGATTGGCAGTATGAAACGGGAGGTTGCGTGAGAGCGCTGCTTACCCCTGAAGTTGTGCCACGTCTCGGCGTGGTGCTCCTCAAGCCTGGCAGCGAACTATTTTCCCTATTTACAGGTGGCCGTGTGCTGGTGGAACGTCAGCCTGAGCATATGGCAGGCATGCCTACTGGGCGAGTCCCGGACGCGCGCCAACCGCTAGCCGAAAACAAAAGCCTCCAGTCTTTTTTCTCTGATGCGCGAGTTATTCAGGCCGCTGGGGGAATCAATGCCCTGGAAGAGTGGTTGCTGAGGCGCTTCAAAAAGTGTCAGTACCCCCACGGTGATTATCACCATAACGAGGTGGTCACAATGCGCTACGCATCGTCGGCGATAGCTGTTTGTTGGCACTGTGACCACACACTGAAAGACCAAGCGACGGAAACTCTTGGGGCACTGGCGCTGAATAACGCCACGGAATGGGTGATCGATAGAGTATTACTGGGGCTCGGATACAACAAAGAGCGCGAGCTGTCCCTTGGGGAATTGTGCTGGTGGGCTATTTACTCCGGGATTGGGGATTCAATAACGGAGGGAATGGCGCATCAGGCGCTGCGTCTCCCTGTTGAACCATTTCTGTCGGTTTACAAAGAGGCCGATATCATCCCGGGCGACCCTGTCCCATCGGCGGTTCAACTTCAGCAGAGAGCAAGACGGTTTAAACGGACAGAAGCCCCGGAGCCGGTAGAGCAAAAGCCTGTTATGGCGCTACAAGCGGATCCGGATAGCCCTGAGTCGTTCATGTTACGGCCTAAGCGCCGCCGCTGGGAGAATGAAAAGTATACGCGCTGGGTAAAAAGCCAGCCCTGCGAGTGTTGTCGCCGTCCGGCAGATGATCCACATCATATTATCGGTAATGGGATGGGGGGCACTGCTACCAAAGCCCACGACCTGTTCGTGATCCCTCTGTGCAGAGAGTGCCACGACAAATTGCATGCTGATGTGGCGGCGTTTGAGCAGAAAAATGGCACCCAACTGGAGCTGCTGTTTCGATTCCTGGACCGGGCGCTGGCGATCGGCGTAATTGTTAAAGCGTAAGTGTATGGAGCGCTAATCTGAATGAATTTACAGGCCATTGAATATACCCGTATAGAAGTAAGGCGCGCCCTGGCTAATTTATCTGAAGGGACAAAGGGGCAGTTGCAGGCGTTTAGTGAACATCCACCAGCAGACAAAAATAAAACTCCCCGCTGCGGACAGCCCCTTATCGAACTGGAGGGCGGGGGAGGTTGCGGACGCTCGCTTGTAAGGGCACTAACTACGCCTTTTTATGTGCTGGAAACGAGAAGCCGGCGGCGACCTTTACCGCCAATGCAGGATCTGGAATTTAGTTACGCACCGTGGCGCCGGGTAATCAATTCACTTGATGACTACCAGCAGGCATGGATCCGTTACTGCTATGGTTTCGATCTGAACTTCAGGTATCAGACCCTGATGTGCCAGCACGTCTGGAATGGTTTTCAGAATTGCCGGATAGAGAAGAAGCTGCAGTCACGGGTAGTAAAAAAACTGGTCTCACTTGTCTGGCTGGCAGCGCAGGAGGTAGCAGCGGCCAGAAGCAATGATACCTATAAAGAGTACGCCGGCGCGGCGTTAGCACGCATGATCTCTGTTAATCGTTCAACCTGGTTACGGGTGTATGCCTCGCATTGGGCGAGATTTAAAGCAGCATTCGTTGAACTTGACGCTCAGGCGTTGCAAACGATCCTCATCAGGCGCGAAGCGATGGATGTGGCTAATGCGTTGGAAATGTGACCTAAGTTTCACTATCTACGTCTAACGCGCTTGCAAAATGCAACGAAATAAGACATATTTGAAGCATATTTGATACGTTGCCAAAATTTTAAAACCCGCCAATGAGCGGGTTTTTTATGTCTCAAATTTTGTATGATTTAAGCTTCATTCATTATTTGAGGATTTAAACGTGGCAAAAGGTAGTCATATACCCTACGAAGTCAGGGATGAGGTTGAGAAAGAAATCATTAATCGTTATGGGCATGAAGCCCAAATTGCGTCTGTCAGTGTTGAGTTCAGCACTGATTATTTTCCGCATAAAGGTAGGGCGTTTATTTGGTTTGGTACTAACCCCGATCCGTTTGTATGTAGTTTTGAGTATAAATATGGGGAGATGTCAGAAAAGGTATTTAGCGTCACGAGAGACTGGCGTGATTGATACTAAATTTAATTGTCGAGTCATAAAAATATGACTTATCTGCTGTGAAGAATGGGCGGCTGGTGGGTGTTGGAGCACTCCACCAGCCATTCGCTCATGTTTGAGGTCACAAGCGAACCGAAGCCCACCGCTTTAGCGCTAAAGCATAGTGAGCCTATCAGAGTCCTGCTTACTGATCTATGAAAAATACTGTAAAAATAAACAGTGTTGAGTTGTTCAACGCTGATTGTCTGCACGTTCTTTCCCAAATCCCCGATAATTCGATAGACCTAATCTGTACCGATCCGCCGTATTTCAGAGTTAAACCTGAAAATTGGGATAACCAGTGGCGTCGGGATGCCGATTACTTGGCGTGGCTTGATAAGTGTCTGTCGGAGTTCTGGCGGGTTTTGAAACCGAACGGCAGCATCTACCTGTTTTGCGGTCATCGGCTGGCGGCAGACATTGAACTGTTGATGCGTAACCGTTTCAATATTCTCAACCACATCATCTGGGCGAAGCCGTCCGGTCGCTGGAATGGCTGCCATAAGGAAAGCCTGCGGGCGTATTTCCCTGCAACAGAGCGCATTCTGTTCGCTGAACACTATCAGGGTCCATATCGTCCAAAAGACGTCGGCTATGAGGTGAAGGGCAGGGAACTGAAACAGCATGTGCTGACGCCGCTGATTTCATATTTCCGCGATGCGCGTGCAGCCCTGGGGATAACGGCAAAACAGATTGCCGATGCCACGGGAAAGAAAAACATGGCGTCTCACTGGTTCAGTGCCAGTCAGTGGCAACTGCCGAACGAAGAGGATTACCAGAAGTTACAGGCATTGTTTTTACGTGTCGCAAAGGAAAAAAAGTGCACCGGAAAACGGGAGTATCCACACCACCAGCTGGTGGAGGAATATTCTGTGCTGAGCAGGAAATACGCAGAACTGCTTGGCGAGTATAAAAGCCTTCGGCGATATTTCAGTGTAACAGCGCTGGTCCCCTATACCGATGTCTGGACGCATAAACCCGCTCAGTTTTACCCTGGAAAGCATCCCTGTGAAAAACCGGCAGACATGTTGCGGCAGATTATCAATGCCAGCAGTAGGCCAGGCGATCTGGTGGCAGATTTTTTCATGGGTTCAGGCTCAACCATAAAAGCTGCTATGACGCTTAGACGTCGTGCTATTGGCGTTGAACTGGAGCCGGAGCGTTTTGCGCAGACCGTGAAGGATATTCGGGGGATATCTGAACTGATTCGTTGATATTGCAGGATTTATCCGTTCTGGATAATATTTTGCTTCCGGCCCTTGAGCTCAGTGGTCAGAGCGAGCAGCTCATAACCGCCAGGTCGCCGGTTCAAGCCCGGCAGGGGCCACCATGCCGACTTAGCTCAGCAGGTAGAGCAACTGACTTGTAATCATCAGGTCACCAGTTCGATTCCGGTAGTCGGCACCATGCGCTGTTAGCTCAGTTGGATAGAGCAATTGCCTTCTAAGCAATCGGTCACTGGTTTGAATCCAGTATGGCGCACTATGCGGTCATTGTATAATGGCTATTACCTCAGCCTTCCAAGCTGATGATGCGGGTTCGATTACCGCTGACCGCTCAAGTTTTGAATGGGCGCTGCTTTTTGCAAAATTGCTGTGTAAAAATACTGACCTTTGGGTTCAGCGCTCATCCAAAAGCACTCCGTTAATATCCGTACAACCGTGGGTGGTTTGTTGGATGGAGTGCCTCATATTAATGCCTGTTTGTTTAAACACATCTATTATTCAGTCTGCTATGGTGTTGCCGTACCGCTATACTGTCTACTCTATCAGTGATGAGGTGACCTATGCAGGAAGGGTTCTACTGGATTAAGCACGTTGACTCTGTCCAGGTGGCTTATTTCAAGAGTGAAGAGTTCGAAGATATATCAACCGGCGAAATTGTACCTGGCGTATGGCACTTAACCCGGGATGATGCAATTTGTCACAACAGTGAAGTCAGTATCCTGGCTGGTCCGTTAGAACCACCAGGTTAAAAAACTTATTTTTGATCAGGCTGCCTCCGGGTGGCCTTTTTTATTTCCCCTCAATTCTGAGAGGACTCACAGCAATAAGAGGGGGCTAAATGTCCGATCCGATTTCCGGCACTGGGCTGGCTGGTGGTGCACTGACGGGGGCCAGTATCTATGGACTGCTGACCGGAACCGATTACGGTGTTGTATTTGGCGCATTTGCAGGGGCGGTGTTCTACATTGCAACTGCTGCGGACCTGAGCGCAGCGCGCCGGTTGGCATATTTTCTGGTGTCATACATCGCGGGGATCCTTTGTTCCGGTCTGGTGGGATCAAAGCTGGCGGCCTGGACTGGTTACACCGATAAACCGCTGGATGCCATTGGTGCCGTAATCGTTTCTGCATTGGCCGTCAAATTCCTGACGTTCCTGAGTAACCAGGATGTTGGATCGCTGGTGGCGCTGATAACGCGCCGGGGAGGTTCCGGTGGTACTAAATGACCCGACTGCAACCCTTAACGCTCTGTTATGCGCGGGGGTGGTAATAACGTTAATGTTTTACCGTCGCGGCAATTCCCGGCACCGCCCGTGGATTTCACGTCTGGCATGGCTGATTACCGTCTTGTACAGCGCTGTACCGCTTGCCTACTTGTGCGGTATTTATCCACATTCATCATGGCCTACGATCGGGGCCAACATCATTTTTCTTTCCGTGCTGGTGGCCGTCAGAGGCAACGTTGCACGTCTGGTTGATCACCTGAGGCAATAATGACCAAAGACGAAATATTTAATGCCATCCTCGGCAAAGAGGGCGGGTACGTTAATCACCCCGACGACAAAGGCGGCCCAACAAACTGGGGAATCACTCAAGCGGTAGCTCGCGCCCACGGTTATAACGGTGATATGCGTAACCTTACCCGCCAGCAGGCGCTGGATATCCTGACGGCTGACTACTGGACAGGGCCACGCTTCGACCTTGTTTCTGAGGTATCACCAGCCATCGCCGCCGAATTGTGCGACACCGGCGTTAACATGGGCCCATCGGTTCAGACCAAATGGTTTCAGCGATGGCTGAACGTATTCAACATTCAGGGGACGCTCTATCCCGAGCTGATTGCTGATGGTTTTATCGGTCCACGAACTATCAGCGCGTTAAAAAGCTATCTTGCCCGGCGAGGAAAAGAGGGAGAGCTGGTTATGCTCCGTGCTCTGAATTGCAGCCAGGGTCAGCGTTATCTCGAACTGGCAGAACAGCGCAGCGCGAACGAGACATTTGTTTATGGCTGGGTAAAGGAACGGGTGGTTATATGACGCTTGAGATGATCACCGGACTCGTTGTGGCAGTATTTGCTGCTATTGCTGGAGCTTTTGGCCTGGGCCACCTACGCGGCGCCAGCAAAGCTGAAGCGAAAGCAGATAAGCAGCGCACCGAAGAAAACGCGGCGGCCACCGTTGCGGCGGCAGAACGTAAAGCGGAAGTCACTAAAGAGGCCAGCAATGTACAGCAGACTGTTAACCATATGCCTGATGACGATGTTGATTGCGAGCTGCGCGCAAACTGGACCCGCAAGGGTTGAAGTGGTTGATACGGCTTGCGACTGGGTTAAACCCATCTACGGAACGGATCACGACTGGGATGTACTGGACCGCCAGACGAAGAAAGATATCCTGGCGCATAACAAAGCGTGGCAGGCGAACTGCCAGAACCCCCAAGTCGGATCATTATGACGAAAACTTAGTAAGTATTCCCGGTGGCAGAATGTATCGCTGATATTTCAGTGAAACAGCGATTTATTCTTGTCACTAACAGGATAAATGCTAATAACACCTTTTTATTCGTGTTATTAAAATAAAACAAACTACTCTCATTGTACCTTTGCCAACCAGCACCAGTCTGGCAGAGGTTGCAAGTTATCCGGTCAGGTATAGCTCTTCCGGGTGGCTCCTGAGAGTTGTGTTTCATCTGTTAACTGACAGTAATCAAAGGCCGCATATTCTTGCGGCCTTTATTTTATACATATCTCGCACGCCTTGAAGATAACACTCATAAGACAATAGGCCTTTGTTATAAGACAGAGGAACTATAGTGTGGGGATGTCTAAAGGAGCGTGTTTACCAATTTAACAGAAAGAAAATACTGTACATGCAACTCTTTCATGAACTGAAATCTTTGAAAACTAAGGGCGGGAAGTAAAGGTTTTGGCCAGCGTGACATAAATTTATATTATGGTTGTTTGAAATTTTGCAATTAAAAACAGCAAGATGCGAGCTTACAAACTAAATGTTGCTATGTCGGGTCAATCATGCGTTAATGGGGGTGTGGTTTGTTATGAATTTATCTGAAGCAGTTACTGTAATATTTTTTATTATTTGTTCCTATTGAGATTTCCTTGTTGGTTTTTCTCTCTGATAATTTTTTCAGACCATTCTGCCCAAGGGCTTACTCAAAAAGGTAATAGTTATGTCTAATAAAATGACTGGTTTAGTTAAATGGTTTAATCCTGAAAAAGGTTTTGGGTTTATCACCCCAAAAGATGGCAGTAAGGATGTATTCGTACATTTTTCGGCTATCCAGAGTAATGATTTTAAAACGCTGAATGAGAATCAGGCAGTTGAGTTCGGTGTTGAGCAGGGTCCAAAAGGACCGTCGGCAGTTAATGTCGTAGCGCTTTAAGGTCACTGTTATTATTAATAATATTCACTTTAGATGTCCTTGCTGCCATGGGTCTCAGTACCGTACATCATCTTTTGATGTTACCGTCAGCAATCCTTTTGGTGCGAAATGTATTTTCTGTAAATCTACAATGATTACATTTGATAATATTGCACGTTATATTTGTTCTGGTCAGGCTCCACTTGCTTTCAGAAAGTAAAAAACTAGGCCCCTTTTTGGGGCCTTTTTACATTGTGATATGGCTTCATAATAGGATATTTACGAGACCACTATGAAAAAAGTGTTAGTGTTTTTTAATTCCGAACCGGCAGTTGTGCTATCAGTAATGAAGGGTATTACAACTATAACACGTGAATATCCTAGCGGTGAAAAGGCACATCTATCCGTTATGTCTGCCGGCTTCCCATCACTGACAGGTGATCACAAAATAGTTTATGTTGCTTCTGATCGTAATGTAAGTTCAGAAGAAATCCTTGAGGTCGCATCCAAATTACTGAAATGAAAGTTTCAAGTATCTGTGCTAACTGTATTGAGTGTGGTTTTCCGGCTGTATTTTCAAGGTAAATAATAACCAAGCTATTGATCATTTGATGTGTTCAACCTATCTTTATAGGTAGACAAGGCAAGTATAAAGCTGTGAACACATTGTTATAATGGTTTGTTGATGTCGTAACAGAGTATGAGAGGAGCAAAATGAACGTCGCAGAGTTACAACAAAAAACGGAGACAGAAATTTCTGAGTTTATTACTAAGAAAATTGTCGAGCTCAAAAAAAAGACAGGGAAGGAAGTTTCGGACATCAAGTTTACTGCTCGTGAAAAAATGACCGGGCTGGAGAGCTATGATATTAAGATTACTTTGATCTAGGTCTGCTGAGAAGTTGCTGACTGCGCACTTCATTTAAACAGCCATACGTAGAGACCAGCTCACGCATAGCTGGTCTTTTTATCTTGTTTTATTCTTTTTTGAAGCCTCAATTTTATATACAGTAAGGCATTTTAAGCGCTATTGTCAGGGTATGAGCGGAGGAAAAGTCATTCACAGTTTTTCCTTTGAGTGTCGATTGTATTAAGGGCTTTTCTATAAGCACCATATGCCCCCTGAAAGGATTGCTCAGCCTGCTTAATCGCTGCCTTCTGCAAGTCCGGGTTATCACCCGCTCTGTCCGCCAGGTAAAAAGCCTTGAGTGTGTTAGTTGCAACTGTCGCCAGTTCAGGTGGCGCATAAGTCATCACTTCTGTGGCGCTTTTAATAACTGGCAATATATCTTTTCTCATATCGCTTCGTGTAATAGGGGCTGTTAACGTAGGTGAAAAGCTAAAAGAAGTCACCGATACCATGAACTGATTATATTTCTCCCTCAACAGAGATTCCTGCTTATCCAGACGAATGATACATGCTGTTTTTGAAGCATTGTGTGTTTGTAAATAGTTTCCATACAGACCCAGTAATGCGGTGATACTGACACCCAGTAATGTGCAGATGACTGGGAAAATTACATTGAATTGTTTTATAGCTAGACTTCTTCTCATGGCTGTCGCTCACTTGCTGTGTGGTTCAGTATATTTATTCGGTTAAACCATATTTACTTGCCATGATTTTTACGCCAAGAGCCAGCACATGGTTAGTTATCATTTTTATGGTTTCTCTACTTCCGGCTTTGACCGCCTGTGTTAATTGGCTACCAGCATTTGATGTTAGGCTATCAGGCATGAGTTTCAGACATTCAAGCCCTTTAGGGGTAAGAATTACATCAGTAAAGTATTCACCGTGAAATCCGCTGGAGGTAATAAAATCTGCATTAATAAGCCAGCTAATTGTTGCTTTAACAAATTCAGCGTCTTCGGTTAACTCAGCACCGGTAAAGCCATCGGGATCAAGTGCTGAGTCTCCTTCTGTGTAATCTGCCAACCCTAACGGTTTGGTGAGAGGAAAGGAATTGTACAAATCCGCAAATACCTGACCTGCAATTTCGTCGAACTTATCAATATTGGACATATTTATGGATAACTCCCTGTATCAAAAAGAAGAGGTTAAGGCTGTTCTTATTAAAGAACTGCATGGGGCTATTACAGCACAACTGACAGGAGAAATGGATTGGGTAAGGACGAGAGCTTTTTGGGCCGCCAGATTACCGGGGATTCCCTCAGATCTGCTGGCTGAAGCTCTCGCCTCTGCTATCAGCAAAGGTGCATACATTCTGGCGTCAAAGCGCTAATCAGTGATAGTTCTGTGGGTCCTCCTGACGATTCTGAACACCGAGGGGCCGGGTACACGCGGAAAACGGCTAGTTTTTTGCATTTTATGGGTTTCATCATCATCCGTTTAACCTATTGATATTTCAGTCCTGATCGTTTACAGGATGTCGAAATGACTATTTTTTGTTCACCATCATGGATAACGAACTGAAAAATCTCCGGCTGAATATCACTCAGCTGGCCGCAATCACCGATCTGCACCGTCAGACGGTCGCAAGCAAGCTGGCAAATGTGCAACCCGCCCCCGGCAGCAATCCGAAACTTAAGCTTTATGCAATCACAGATATTTTGCGTGAGCTGCTGACAAGCACCACATCGTCCGAGCTGGTGGACGTCGACAAAATGCTTCCCCCGGATCGTAAAGCCTGGTTTCAGTCAGAGCGCGAAAGGCTCAAGTTCCAGCAGGAAACAGGGGAGCTGATCCCGGCATCCGAAGTCACCAGGGAGTTTTCCTCCATGGCGAAAGCGATGGTTCAGGTGCTGGAAACGTTACCCGATATTCTTGAGCGCGATTGCGCCATGACCCCAGCAGCGGTTGTCAGGGTGCAGCAGGTTATTGACGATCTGCGCGATCAGATAGCCCTCAAAGTTGAGCAGGCCGACTCACCGGAACAGGAGGATATGCCAGAAGAGGAGTAAGTCATGCGACAGGCCACGGCAGCGGAAGTCAGGCGTAACGCTTCCGTCATTCTCAAAGCCCCGCGCCGTATGCCTGTGGCTGAGGCGGTTCAGAAATTTATGCGCGTACCCATGGGGGCCGGTAACTCAGTACCGTGGGACCCTGCCGTCGCCCCGTATGTGATTGAACCGATGAACTGCCTCGCGATGCGTGAATACGATGCGGTGGTGTTTGTTGGTCCGGCACGAACAGGGAAAACGATCGGTCTGGTGGATGGTTGGGTTGTATACAACATTGTCTGCGACCCTTCCGATATGCTCGTCGTTCAGATGACCGAAGAGAAAGCCCGCGAGCACTCAAAAAAGCGACTGGCGCGGACCTTCCGAGTGAGCCCTGAGGTGGCGAAGCGCCTGAGCCTGTTGCGAAACGACAACAATGTGCATGATCGTACTTTTCTGGCGGGCAATTATCTCAAAATCGGCTGGCCATCCATCAACATTATGTCCTCGTCAGATTTCAAATGTGTGGCGCTCACGGATTATGACCGTTTCCCTGAGGACATCGACGGCGAGGGTGACGGTTTTACCCTGGCCTCCAAACGCACAACGACTTTTATGTCCGCCGGGATGACCCTCGTGGAGTGTTCACCGGGGCGGGACATTCGCGACAGCAAATGGCGCCGCAAGTCTCCCCATGAAGCGCCACCAACGACTGGCGCGCTTTCTCTGTACAACCGTGGCGATCGCCGTCGGTGGTACTGGCCGTGCCCGCACTGTGGTGAATATTTTCAGCCAGCGATGGAGGCGATGACCGGCTACCGTGATGAACCGGATCCGGTAAAAGCCAGCGAGTCGGCTCATCTGCTTTGCCCACATTGCAGCAGCATTATTACAGCAGATAAAAAGCGCGAGCTTAACGGTGTGGGAGTCTGGTTGCGTGAAGGTCAGAGTATTGACCGTGATGGCAATATTTCTGGTGAGCCACGCCGTTCTCGCATAGCGTCGTTCTGGATGGAAGGCCCCGCCGCTGCGTATCAGACCTGGGCGCAGCTGGTATACAAACTGCTGACTGCTGAGCAGGAGTATGAGGCCACCGGCAGCGAAGAAACCCTAAAGGCGGTGATCAACACCGACTGGGGGCTGCCGTACCTGCCTCGCTCGGCCAGCGAACAGCGACGTGCCGATGCGCTGATGCTGCGTGCGGAGGATTACGGTAAACGCCTGGTACCGCCTAAGGTACGTTTCCTGCTGGCGGCAGTTGACGTTCAGGGCGGTAAAAAACGCCGTTTCGTCGTGCAGATTATCGGTTATGGCGAGAACGGAGAACGCTGGCTGGTTGACCGCTACAACATCCGTCAGTCGCTGCGCTGCAATGCCCATGGCGAGGCGGAGCCGATCCATCCCGGCGCCTATCCGGAGGACTGGCAACTGCTGGTCTCCGATGTGCTGGAAAAAACGTATGCGCTTCAGTCTGACCCGACGCGGCGTATGCCGGTACTGGCCATGGCCGTCGACAGCGGCGGTGAAGAAGGTGTGACCGATAACGCCTATAAATTCTGGCGCCAGTGCCGCCGGGATGGCCTGGGTAAACGCGTCTATCTGGTTAAGGGCGACAGTACAAAGCGTCAGAAAATCATCACCAAAACCCACCCGAATAATACCGAACGCAGCGACCGTCGCGCCGACGCGCGCGGCGAGGTACCGGTATATCTGCTGCAGACCGACCTGCTCAAGGATCAGTTGAGCAACAATCTGGACCGTGAGACCCCCGGCGCGGGCTATATCCATTTTCCTGACTGGCTGGGGGAGTGGTTCTACGAAGAACTGACCTACGAAGAGCGCGGCGTGGACGGCAAATGGCGTAAGCCAGGCAAGGGACCCAACGAAGCCTTTGACCTGTTCTGCTATGCCCACGCCGTGGCGATTCTGCGCGGCTACGAAAAAATCCGTGACTGGGAAAAACCTCCGGCGTGGGCTGAGCCGCAGGATCTCAACCCAAATATTCATGAAGGGGAACGCCCAAGGGAGATAACCGTGAAAAAAACAAAACCTGTTCAGTCACCTGTTAAGGCTGAACCTGAAAAGGATACAGCTCTCTCCGGCAGCTGGCTGGGGTCTTCCGGTAAGGGAGGCTGGTTGTGACGAAAGACGACATCTGGAAAACGCTGCTGATGGTGCGTCAGGCCTACCAGGATTCCCTGGACGGCAAGAGCATTTCCTTTACCGGCGTAAACGGTCGCGCCATCACTAACCACGATCCGAAAGCGCTGCGCGACGAGCTCGAATACTGGGAGCGTCGCTGGCGGGCGGTCAACAGTCGCGGTGGTTCGTACAAACTCGCACACTTTCTGTAAGGCGTCATATGGGTATTTTTGAAAGAACACTGGGGGCAATTTCACCCGGGTGGGCAGCGGCGCGCGCGCGGGATCGTCTGCGGCTAAATGCTTATGAAGCGGCAAACCCGTCACGGCTGCATAAGGCGAAAAAACAAAGCCAGTCAGCGGACACCTCGGTATTTGCTGCAGGTAAGTCCCTGCGGGAGCAGGCCCGGTGGCTGGATGAAAACCATGACCTGGTGATCGGCCTGTTCGACAAAATGGAAGATCGGGTAATCGGTGCCCACGGGATCCATGTTGAACCCCAGCCCCTCGATCTGGAGGGCAATCTCCATTCCGATTTTGCCGGGCAGCTTTCGGCGCTCTGGGCGGAATGGTCCGTGCGCCCGGAAGTAACCGGCATGTTTACCCGGCCGGAAGCTGAGCGCCTGTTGCTGCGTTCTGCGCTGCGTGACGGGGAGGTGTTCACGCAACTGGTAAGGGGGAATGTGTCGGGTCTGCAACACGCAACGTCAGTACCATTTTCACTGGAAATGCTGGAGGCGGATTTCGTTCCGTTCAACCTGAACAGTACCGCAGGCCAGCAGGTTCGCCAGGGCATCATCGTGAACGACTGGGGGCGTCCCGTAGGCTACCGCGTTTATAAGTACCACCCGGCCAACATGATGCGGTTCAGCGCTGAGTTGAAAACCGTCTCAGCGGAAAACATGCTCCACCTGGCACAGCGAAAGCGCCTGCACCAGTTGCGTGGTATCAGCCTGATCCACGGGGTGATCACCCGTCTTTCAGACATCAAGGATTACGAAGAGAGTGAACGCGTGGCCGCCCGTATTGCCGCTGCGCTCGGTTTCTACATCAAGCGTGGTGATGCGCAGTCCCTTGGCGATGATAGTGAGTTTTCAACACCCGGTGGTCAGCGTCATTACGATATTGCGCCGGGCATGATTTATGACGAACTCCGGCCCGGTGAAGACCTGGGCATGGTGGAATCAAACCGCCCGAATGTTCACCTCTACGAATTCCGGAACGGACAGATGCGCGCCGTGGCCGCAGGTACACGCGGCAGTTATTCCAGCATTGCCCGTGACTACAACGGTACATATAGCTCACAACGTCAGGAACTGGTTGAAAGCTTCGAGGGTTACAACGTTCTGCAACAGTGGTTTGTCGGGCAGCACAGCAGGCCTGTTTATCGTGCATGGCTGGCGATGGCGTTGCTGAGTGGCGTTGAGGTCCCGCCGGATGTGGATCCAAAATCCCTCTATAACGCACTTTATCTCGGCCCGGTTATGCCATGGATTGATCCGGGGAAAGAGGCTAACGCCTGGAAAGCGATTGTGCGTGGCGGTGCGGGTACAGAAGCGGAATGGGCGCGGGCACGTGGGAAAAACCCGCAGGAGGTTAAACGCCAGCGACTGCGTGAAACAGAATTTAACCGTAAACACGGGCTGGTGTTTGATTCCGACGCCGCCAATGACAAAGGAGCGATGCCAGATGCAACGGCAAAAACAAATGATGCCCGGCGTGAACCGGACGATGATGATTAATCCGCGCGCCAGCCTGGCGGGTGTCGATGCGGCAAACGGTCAGTGCTGGTATGAAATCCGCGCGCTGTCCGCAGGCCGTGTCGAAATCTTCCTTTATGACGTGATCGGTGGCTGGGGCATCACTGCCCAGCAGTTTGTCGCTGACTGTAAAGAGGCGGGGGTGTTTGACGCCAGCGCGGTGGACTTGCATATCCACAGCCCCGGCGGCGATGTGATGCAGGGTTTTGCCATTTACAACACCCTGTCGCGGCTGAAAGCGAAAGTGGATATCTGGGTGGACGGCGTGGCGGCAAGCATGGCCTCGATGATTGTCTGCCTGCCCGGCGCAACGGTGCACATGCCGGAAAACGCCTGGATTATGGTCCACAAACCGTGGGGCGGCATCGCCGGCGATTCTGACGATATGCGCGATTACGCCGCCTGGCTTGATCGTAATGAGTCCCTGATGCTCAGCGCTTACATGAACAAAACAGGACTGGAGCAGGAGGAGCTGGAAGCGATGCTGAAAGCAGAGACCTGGCTTAACGGTGCCGAGGCGGTGGAAAAAGGTTTCGCCGACAAACTTGAACCTGAACTGCAGGCCGCGGCCTGTGTGAATCAAAATAAACTGAAGGATTACCAGAATATGCCAGAACAGATTAATTCCCTATTTGCGCCGCGCGCCGAAGCTCCTGTGAATCAGCCGCAGCAGCCTGCTCCGGTACAGGCAAATCTTAACCCGCCAGCACCACAACAGCCTGCGCCTCAGATGTCGAACATCGATATTACCGCGCTTGCCCAGCAGTTGCAGCAGCAGATGCAGACGGCGAACGCGGAGCGCGTGAATTCCGTCTCTGCCGTGTTTGAGGCGTTTCCGACCTTTGCGACGCTAAAGGCGGAGTGCCTGGCCGATTTCTCCTGCAATGCCGAAAAGGCCCGTGACAAACTGTTGCAGGCACTGGCGGCGGGAACCACCCCGAGCGCCGGTCCGGGAGCTATTCATCTTTATGCCGGTAACGGCAATCTGGTCGGTGATTCCATTCGCGCTGCGGTAATGACCCGGGCGGGGTTTGCCCAGGCAGAGAAAGATAATGCCTATAGCGGCTATACCCTGCGTGAGCTGGCGCGCGCGTCGCTGGTCGATCGCGGCATCGGTATCTCCGGTGCAGGCACGGCACAAGCGATGGTCGGCCTGGCCTTCACCCACAGTAGCAGCGATTTCGGCAATATCCTGATGGATGTGGCGCACAAAGCAGCGCTACAGGGGTGGGATGAGGCAAGCGAAACCTTTGATCAGTGGACCCGTAAAGGTACGCTGACCGATTTCAAAACAGCACACCGCGTCGGCCTGGAATCACTCGCATCGCTGCGCAAGGTTCGCGCCGGGGCGGAATATAAATATGTCACTATTAAAGACCGCGGTGAGCCGATTGCGCTGGCGACCTACGGCGAACTTTTCAGCATTGACCGCCAGACCATCATCAACGATGACCTGGATATGCTGACCCGTATCCCGCAGGCAATGGGTCTTGCCGCTCGTGCCACAGTGGGTGATCTGGTGTGGGCAGTTCTGACCAGCAACCCAAAAATGTCCGACGGCAAGCCGCTGTTCCACGCCGATCATAGAAACCTTGTCTCCGCCGATCTGAGTATCGAAGGCCTGGATACGGCACGTAAGGCGATGCTGCTGCAAAAATCAGGCGACCGCAGTCTGAACATTCGCCCGGCCTACATGCTGACGCCAGTGGCCATTGAGTCCCGCGCTAACCAGTTGATCAAATCTGCAAGCGTACCGGGCGCGGACGCGAACAGCGGTATCGTTAACCCGATCCAGAACTTTGTGACGGTGGCCTCTGAGGCTCGCCTGGATGACAGCAGTCCGACGGATTATTACCTGACCGCTGCACAGGGACGCGACACCATTGAGGTGGCGTATCTGGACGGTATCGATACGCCGTATCTGGAGCAGCAACAGGGCTTCACTGTTGACGGTGCCGCGTTCAAGGTGCGTATCGATGCCGGTGTGGCACCGCTTGACTGGCGCGGCATGGTTAAAGTCACCAAAAAATAACGACCGCCGCCTGGCGGTTTTTTTATCCCTGAAGGCGGCGCGGGCCGCCTTATCCTCTTATGGAGAAAAAACATGTCGAATAACTATCAGCAGGACGGCAACACCCTCGATTTTCAGAATACCGGTGCGACCGATATTCACTCAGGCGATGCCGTGCTTTCAGGGGCACTGGTGGGCGTCGCTCACGATGACATCCCGGCAGGGCTGTGGGGCGTGCTGCATACCACGGGCGTGTTCGTTCTGCCAAAGGCAGCGGAAGCGGTCACTGTCGGCCAGAAGCTGTATCTGGCTGATGGTAAACTGACTGCGGAAGCGGGGGAGGAGGCAGCACCGAACCCTCTGGCGGGTACAGCTTGGGCTGCTGCGGCGGCGGATGCAGAATCTGTTCCGGTCCGGCTGGGTTACTGATGAACCGCTTTCGTCAACGCCTGTTAAACGCGGATGTCCGGATCTCCCGGGCATTTGCCGAAGAGGTGCCTGCCGTCCTGTCTATCGACGCTGAGTTGCGTCCTGTTAACGTGATTTTCGAGACGCCTGATGCCCCGGTAGATGTTCCGGGCGGGGGGCAAATTCAGGATCGTTCTCCGGCATTCAGCGCAATGACCTCCGATATCGCGGGACTTGAGAAGCATCACGGTGTGGAGATCAACGGTACGGCTTATCGTGTGACGCATGTCGGGGCTGATGAAGAAGGCCGTACCCGCGTCACACTGGCGTATGGCGCACCGGGTAAGGTGCAGCCGGCTATCAATAAGTGGAGCTGATATGGCGCGTGAGTCCAGACTGCGACGGGATTTGCCTGTCGATATCGATGTGGATGCCATCTGGCGGATAGCGGAGCACATCGGGGCCACCCATAAACAATTCCGGGCCGCGTATTCCCGCGCCCTGACCAGAACGGCAACGACGCTCCGCAAACAAGCGGTAGCTGATCTGAAAAGCGGCCTGGCACCACGCAGTCTTGATCTGGTGCGTCGCCGTCTTCTTTCCTTTCGTCTCGATCGCGCCTCTCAGTCAAAGCTGGATAATTTTCGTCTGTGGTTTGGCCTCAACGCCATCAAAGTTAAAGACCTTAAAGGACGCATTAACGGGCGTGTCAGGCCTCATCACACCCGGCGGGATAAATCCACAGGGCGTTTTATTAAGGCGCGGCGCCAGGCGGAAAACGCCGGATTTACGCCTAAGGGCAGTCTGCTTTCCCCGTGCACATATGAAAACGGAGAAGTGGCGCGCTCCCGACGGGAAAACAGGAGAACGGTGGTAATCCGTGATCCAGACACCCGCCGCACCCGCGAAGCGGAAGTCGACATATATGAGCCGATGCTGAACTACATCGAGGACAACGCGTTTGCGGAGGCGATGGAGATATTTATGCATCACTTTGAAACTGATCTGCGCGGGCGAGTGAAAGCCCGTATATCTGTCTGAGGTGGCTTATGGCCGAGCCTTTATTGCTGGGGCAATATCACGATGCCGTCACCAGCGCGCTGAAAGAAATTGCGTGGGTGCGCGACGCCGATGCCTATCCGGAAAAAAACATACCGCGCTTTTCCGGGCTGTCCACACCTGCGGTGTATTTTTCCATTAATGGCTGGGAGCAGGGGGGCGGTAATGAAGGGCAACTCAACGTAAACCTGTCCTGTGATTTGTTCGTGGTAGTGGATGCCGCCGGCCACGGTGTCAGCCGCCCGGAAATTTTTCTGCGTACTGCGGCTGCGGACATTACGCAGTGGATTGATGGCCAGCAATTTGGCCTGACAAATCTGGAGCCTGCCATTTTTATCGACGCTGCGCGCGATGAGTTTGACCCACGAATGGATGATTACCTTGTCTGGCGCATTTCGTACACACAGGCCGCCGCCTTTGGTGCGGATCCGTTTGCTCAGATGAACGCACCGCTCAAACAGGCGTGGCTCGGCAAGGCGCCGGACATTGGCAGCGCACATGTTGATGACTACCGACTGATTTATGAGGCTGAGCCTGATGAATGATATTGAAGGAGATTTACAGCGCCGGCTGGCGAATATTGTACGGCGCGGCGTCATTCATTCTGTCACGCATGACCGGATCCCTAAATGCCGGGTTGATCTGGGCGACAACATCACCGGCTGGCTGCCTCTCTGCCAGGGCTTTTCTGGTATGAACCGGGCAGACTCCAATCCGTACGCGGTTGGGGATGCTGTGACAGTACTGTCTGAGGCTGGCGAGCTCAACAATGGCCGGGTGTTTCCCGGCTGGAATACCGGCGGGCTGCCGGTACCGGAGGGCAGTAACAGTGAACATATCACACGCTACGGCGATGGTACCGAAATCCGGTATGACCGTGCCGAGCATGCTCTGACCATCACCGTGGCGGAGAACGGTACCTACAAAATCATTGGCAAAGGTACGCTGGACGGCCCGGTGGAGATCACCGATACCCTGACGGTACAGGGAAAAACGCAGATAAACGCCGATACCGCTGTGAAAGGTAACATCGGCGCCTCTCAGGAAATTACGGATAAAACCGGCAGTATGAGCGGGATCCGGAAAACCTTTAACAGTCACGACCACCCCGGAGACAGTGGCGGAACCACTAAGCAACCTAATCAGAAAATGTGACCTGCTACGGCAGGTTTTTTTATGCCTGGAGAAAAAACATGTCTCAGTTACATGGCGTTGAAACAATAGAACTAACCTCAGGGACTGTGGCGGTCACCACCATCCAGACCGCGATTATCGGCCTGGTGGGGACTGCTCCGGATGCGTCAGCCGGTTCCCCGGCAAGTGCCACCACCGGAACCCCTATTATGGATAACGTTGTGGACTTTGCCGCGACGATCGCGGGCAGGTCAGGCAACGTTGTGGTGATTGAGGCTGTAGCCGGGATCCCGGATGCGGAAAATCCAGCCAGGGTGGACACATCTGCGGTCTGGGATGCTACGGCATTAACGCTGACCATCACGTTAGGCTGTGATGATACGGGAAAACTGACGGCAACACCTGCAGAGATTGTCACTGCGGTGGGCGCACTGGCTGATGTGAAAGTGACCGCACAAGGAAGCGGCAGCGGTATTGTCACACCGTTCAGTATCCAGTTGGCTGGTGGTGAAGATGAACCTTTTCCGCTGAATACGCCGGTGGCGATCGCAGGCACGACGATGCTCTCTCGCCTTGGGGACAAAGGCACGCTTAAGCAGGCGCTGACGGAAATCAATGATCAGCGTAACGCCCTGACTGTGGTGGTGCGTGTGGCAGAAGAATCGGATGCGACTAAACAACGTGCTGCGGTACTGGCCGGGACAGGCAAGCTTTCATCTGCAAAATCCGTGACAACGTATCAGCCTCGTATCGTCATCGCGCCGGGATTCAGTGAGGATGATGCGGTGGGCAAGGCGCTGGAAACCGTTGCTGGCAAGCTGCGGGCTGTGGCGTATGTTGACTGTGAGTCCGGCGCCACGCTGCAGGAAGTGGTGCAGCGCCGCCAGTCATATGGTGCCCGCACCGAGCTGCTGCGTCCGCGCGTGCAGGTCAGCAACGCTGATGGCCAGCTGGTCTACCGCCCGTATTCGGCATTTGCTGCCGGGCTGCGTGCGCGCATCGACTTTGAGAAGGGATGGTGGTGGAGCAAATCCAACCAGGACATCAACAATATCCTCGGCGTGGAGCAGATCGACGAGTTTATTCTCGGCGATGAAAACTGCGACGCGAACCTGCTCAACATGCAGAACGTGTCCACCATTATCCGTCGTGCCGGGTTTAAGCACTGGGGCAACCGTCTGTGTGGTACCAACCCGCAGTGGCGCTTTGAATCGGTTCGCCGCACTGCTGACGTCATCGAGGACAGCATACAGGAAACAATGCTGGAATACGTTGACCGCCCGCTGGACCGGGAAAACGCCGACGACATTATCGGCACCATCAATGCCTATATGCGGCAGCTGATTGGACTCGGTGCCATATTCGGCGGTCGCGCCTGGCTGGATGAAGAGTTGAATACCGCAGAAAGCATGGCGGCAGGTGTCCTGTACATCAACTATGACTTTGGTCCGAAATCGCCGACTGAGCTTATCAGCCTGCGCGTCCGGGTGAATAACAACTATGCGCTTGAGGAGATGCTGGCAGCATGAGCGAAAAAAACACATTACGCGTCTGGACCTTCTTCCGGCAGGGGATCCGCATTCAGGGGGCGCATGAGTTTACGCCGCCGTCGTTGGCAGTCGTTAAAACAGATCTTCGTACCGGCGCGCAGGATGCACCGACGCCCGTTGATGACGGAATGGAGGCCCTGACGTGCCAGGTCAAGTTTTACGGCATCGATACGGACATGCTGACAGCGTTCGGTTTTGTCAGCGGCAGTCGCCCACGCTTTACGGCGTATCAGGGCTACCTGGCGAACGGTACCGCGCTCGGTACTATCGAGGAAATTGAAGGTTTTGTGCAAACGGTTACGCCGGATGCGCGCGGGAAGGACAATTTGTCTGAAAACGCCATCACAGTTGATATTGCTGTGAGCTATTACCGTCAGACCAAAGATGGCCGTGAACTCTTTGCCATTGATACTGAGCGCTTTGCGCGCCGGGTGAACGGCGTGGACGTGCTTTCTGGTCTGGCGGCAAAAGTTCGCCTCTGATTTATCCCTCATACTACCAACGGCCTGTGGGCCGTTTTTACTTTAAGGAGTTTTTATGAGCTTTCCCGGTGAAACCCGCGTCATCAAACTTTATTCGCCCGTTCAGCTTGAAAACGGTGATCTTCTTGAACAGGTGATTCTGCGCGAGCCGCTGGTACGTGACCGTATCGCTTTTTCTAAAGACCGCGGCAGCGAAGAAGAAAAAGAAGCACGCATGATTGCGCTCCTCTGCAATATCAGCGAACAGGATATATGGCAACTGACCGCGGCGGATTATGCGCAACTGCTGGATGCTTTTAATGTTTTTATGCTCCCGCCCGCGGAGCGTCCGAAAGAGGTCTGAGGCGGGCGATACGCTTTCTGGGGCGGCGTCTGCATTTCCCCATGACGGAATACCTGGACATGCCATTCAGCGTGTTTTCTGATTTTCTCACCGACGAAGTGGAGGCGGTAAATCGTGGCCGGATTAAGCCAGAATCTTAAGGCCGTCATTACCTTTGGCGGCAATATCGACAGTACCTGGAACCGTTCAGCGAACGGTCTGCAAAAAAGCCTGAAGGACGTCGGGAAGCAATCAGAAAAACTGTCCAAAGACCAGGCGAAGCTGGCGGCGGAGATTAAGAAAGCAAAGCTGTCAGGGCAAAGCCTGGGCGATCTGAAACGCCGTTACAGTGAAGTGTCCCGTGAAATCCGTAAAACGGAGTCCGAACAGCAGAAGCTGAACCAGCAGATGCAAAAGGCACAGCGCCTGGCGGCGTTCACAGGCGCCGGGAAAGGGCTGTTTCGCCGCGGTCTGGGTATCGCCGGACAACTGGGCGGCATGGTGGCGCCGGGGCTGGCGATTGGGGGCGGGGGCGTGGTGGCCTCCGCACTGGGTACCCTGATCGCCCCGGCAGCCACCAACGCGGAAACGGCCCGGCGCGCAGGTGTGGCAAAAAGTTATGGCGTTGATATTCCGACGTTTGATGCCTGGGACACGCTCGCGAAACAGTACGACATGAATGGGGAGAATATAGGCGACCTGTTCGAGGAGTACCTCCATAAAGCGGGGGAGTACAAGCAGAACGGCAAGCAGGGTTCACTGCAGGATGCGTTTGAGACACTGGGATTTAAGGCGGGTGATTTGGCCGGGCTAAGCGATATGGCGCAGTTTGAAAAAATTGTCGAGCGTGCGCTCAGCCTGCAGGATGAGTCGAAAGCCTCATTTGCACTGGATTCGCTGTTTGGCGGTGAGGCCAGCAAACTGCTGATGCTCCTGAAACAATCCGGGAAAAGTTACCGCGACCTGATGGACGAGCAGCGGCGGTATAACCTCGTCACGAAAGAGGGCGCCGAAGGGGCGATGGCGGGCAACCGCGCCGTCACGAACCTGCGCACTGTCTTCTCCTCCGCAGTTGCAGAGATTTCGGGACAACTGGGGAACGAACTGGCCCCGGACATCCGCCGACTGACCGACGATCTGGCAGAGTGGTTTAAGGGCGGTGGGATTAAGCGCATTGTCAGTTTCCTGCGTAATGATCTTTACCCTGGGGTACTGACCTTCGGGCAGGGAGTTGTTTTTGTCGGGAAGGTCGCTTACGCGCTCGCGAAAAAACTTTCCTGGCTACTACCGGATGAGCGAGGCGATCAACGGGACGTGCTCAAATCACTGGCAATGACAGGCTCAGTCGATATTGCCCGTATCACCGCACAGCGTAACGGTCAGGGCGAATGGTTTGAGCAGCAGCTTAAGGAAAAACCGGATCTGCCGGATGATGTGAAAAAATCGTATCGCGATACGCGAGGCTTTTTCCGTGACGACGAGGAGACGTTCAATTCCACACTCGATAAGTATGTGACGCCGGAGAACAGCGGTACACAGTTTGACTGGAACACCTCACTGCAGGGCAACCGTCAGCAACCCGGCACGCAGACGGGGGGCGGGGCAGGTTTCCGGGAGAATGGTGCGCTGACTGCAGTGTCATCCGCCCCATCGGCCATAAGTGTCAACCTGGCTTGGCCTGTCTCTGCAGGGATAGCCGGGCAGACGAGCCATGAACAGGGACAGACTGGAGCAGATAATTGGGACACACTGTTACAGCGATTAGATATGGCTGATAAACACCCCCCACAGCGGCAACTTACCGATAACCGTAAGTTTGAATACCGGTTTGAAATTTACGGTGCGCCAGGACAGGACGAACGGGTAATTGCTGATGAGGTGGGAGCAGTGACGAAAAGCAACCCGGCATTTACGGGTGACAGCAGTATGCTGGACGGAGGGCAAATCTGGTGAGTGAAATCATACCTGTCTTTGAAGATTTTGGGCAGTCCGGATCCAGCGCTGTTCGTGGCGCGCAGGCGGCCAGGGTGATGATGATGCTGGGTGACTTTGCCTTTTCCATCGATACCACGGCTTACAACCAACTGACCCGCGAGGCCAGCTGGCGATGGAGCGAGCAGGAGCGGATCGGCAAACAGGACTTACTTCAGTATACCGGCAAGCCGGGGCGAACCGTCCGGCTCGAGGGGGAATCGCATGCTTTCTTCCGTAAGGGGGTGGATGCTGTTAATGATCTCTACGACCTCGCCGATCAGAAAAAGCCACAGCAACTGGTCAGTGGCGAAGGCGATGTGCTGGGCTGGTGGGTGGTAATCGACTTCTCCGATACAACCAGCCGTTTTCTGCCAGGCGGCGGCCACCGTAACAAAAACTGGACGATGACGCTGAAACATTATGCAGACGATATATCAAACCCGTGACGGTGATGTGCTGGATGCGATTTGTGCAGCGCGTTACGGCACGGAAAACCTCTCTTATATTGTGACGCAGGTACTGGAAGCGAATCCGGGGCTGGCTGACCGCGGGGCAGTTTATCCGTCAGGTCTGCTTATCACATTGCCGGATATGTCTCCGCCCGTTCAGGAATCTGCATTCAGCCTGTGGGATTAAAATGACCGAACAGATTGTTAAACCAGAATATGCGCCCGCATACAGTGTTAGCGCCGAAGGGAAAGACATTACCCGCGCGCTACAGCAAAGCCTAACGGAGCTGACACTCACCGATTACGGCGGCTCCACGGCAAAGGCGGATGAGCTGAAAATCACTCTTCTGTCGGAAACGCTGTCCCTGCCGACAAAAGGGGCACGGCTAAGTGTCGCGCTGGGCTTTAACGACCAGTTAGTGGATAAGGGCTGGTTCGTGGTGTCCGGTGTTGGCAGCAGCGGCCCGCCACGTCGTATCGAGATATATGCCACCGCGGCGCCGATGAACGCGCAGAAACAGCCAGGCGATGTGCTCAGCCATAAAACGCGCAGCTGGGATAATCTGCGGCTGGCGGATCTGGTCAAGACCGTTGCTACTGAAAACGGGCTGAAGCCCAAAGTGGCCTCAGAGCTTGCTGATATTCATATCGATCATATCGACCAGGTGGCAGAATCCGACGCCAATCTGCTGACCCGCCTTGCCAGGACATGGAACGCTGTAAGCAAACCCTCCGGCGGCTACTGGTTGTTTCTCAGGCAAGGCGCTACGGCGAACGCCTCTGGCAGGCAAACTGATGCGCTGGTCATCACCCCGGATGAAGTATCGAACTGGTCATACAGTGAGGGGGAACGGGGAAGTTCTACGGGGAAAGCTACCGGCAGTGGTGGTAAGTCATCGGGCAAAATCGGTGTGCGGTATTACGATGAAGCGGATGGGAAGACCAAAACCACCACGGTTGACCATGATGGTCCCTCGATGGCTAATCCCTATACCCAGCCGGTGAAGGCCACGGCTGACCAGCAGGCTAAATCAAAAAAGACACAGGCCCTACGCAATGAACAGAAAATGACAGTTTCTGGCCCGTGTCGCCCTAAGCATGTTCCTCTCACGGCAGAATCTGGAGTGTCTACCTCCGGTTTTGGTGAGCGGGAGGATCGTACCTGGGTGGTGGAATCGCTGGTGTATTCCCTGACGCCTGCCGGATTCAGCTACACATATAACCTGGTGGTTGATATTCGCAAACCTGCAAAATTCTCTAAAAAATCCGGCAACAAGGATAAAACCGGCCCGGATTACTTCGGCTAACGTTCCGCCACCCGGCGGACCCGATACGGAAAAATACTATGAACGGCGTAAACAGCCGGACGGGTAAACGCCTGTCCGGTATTGACCATTTGCGTCAGTCGGTCAGCGACATCCTCTCCACGCCCGTCGGCAGCCGTCTGCTGGTCCGTGATTATGGCAGCAACCTGTTTTTACTGGTAGACAACCCCCGTGATGACCTGACCAGGCTGCGCATTATCGCAGCGACCGCCTCGGCGCTGGCGCGCTGGGAACCCCGGTTAAAGGTCACGCGCGTGGCCGTCTCTTTCCCGGCAGATGAAACGGGGTGTGTGGTGGATATCGAAGGGATTAACAAAGAAAACAATCTTCCTGTCAGCACCGGAGGCATACCGATTTATGGCAAGCAGCTATGACGTGATTAACCTGTCCGCCCTGGCGGTACCGGATGCCATAGTGGTACCGGATGCCGCAGATATTTTTACCCGCTGGCTGTCGCGCCTGCGCGAACTGGATCCGGCATTTGATGCGCTGGTGGAATCGGATCCGACCTACAAACAGGGAGAGATAACAGCTTATCAGTTAATGCTGGCTTTCCAGCGTGTTAATGACGCTGTCCGGGCAGTATTTCTTGCAAGTTCAAAAGGTGACGATCTCGATCAACTCGGTGCGGCGTTTAATGTTAAACGGCTTGTTATTACGCCGGGTGATCCGAATGCCGTGCCACCCGTCGATCCTGTCTATGAAGACGATGACGCTTTCCGTGAGCGCATCCAGCTTTCATGGGCGCAGCTAAACACCGCCGGTGCGCGAAACGCATACCGCTTCCATGCCAAATCAGCAGACACCGATGTGCTGGACTCGGATGCCTATGGTCCGGAAACCCACAATCGCCCCGGCGAAGTAGATATCTACGTTCTGTCGCGAAAAGGGGACGGTACGGCGGGGGAAACGCTGTTGGAAGCTGTCAGACGCAATCTGAACGCTGATGAAGTCCGCCCGTTAACTGATTATGTGACAGTTAAAAGTGCAGAGATCGTCAGGTATGAAGTGACCGCCAGACTTCAAATACCGGACGGACCGGACGCGCAGACGGTGCTGAAGAATGCGACTGATGTTTTACAGGCATACACCATCCTTTCTCACCGAATAAAAGCCGTCATCCCTCTTTCAGCAATCTATGCTGCGCTGCAGCAGGCCGGTGTTGTAAGGGTGAAACTGATTTCCCCGGTTGCAGATCTGGAAGCCGAAGCCGGCAAAGCACCGTGGTGTACCGCGATTAATGTTACGCGAGAGGAGGAAAGTGGTAATGGCTGAGAAATTTCGCTCCCTGTTGCCGCCCAGTGCTTTCAGGGAAGAACGGGCGCAGGAGCAGGCCGCAACGGAACTGATCATGTCACTGGATACCGATATGGTGCGCAAGGTGAAGAATGCCGACGACTGCCCGGCACATCTTCTTCCGTGGCTGGCATGGGAAAGCGCTGTTGATTTCTGGGACGACAGCTGGACAGAGGCGCAGAAGCGGCAGGTGATAAAAGATGCGCCCTATGTTCACCAGCACCGCGGTACTGCTGGCGCTGTCAGGCGTTCACTGGGATCAATCGATCTACCGACCACAGTTGTGGAGTGGTGGGAGGATACTCCACGTGCAGCACCATATACCTTCCGTATTGAAGTGCAGAGCAGCCAGGGTGTCAGCGATTCGCTCTACCATCAAATCCGTCAACTGACCGACAGGGCAAAGAATTTGCGCAGTTATCTGAGCAAGATCGATGTGCTCGCTAAAGTTGGGATGGACGGGGCCTTTTATATTTCTGGCGCGACGACGGCGCATATTGACGTAGACATTTTTGCCGGGGGATCTCATGGCTGATTATTATTCTATTATCACCAACCGGGGCAAGGAACTGGAAGCAGAGGCCCTTGCCAGCGGTCGTCCGATTGTACTGACGCAGTTTGTAGTGGGTGACAGTAACGGCCAGCAGATCAAACCCGATCCGAAGCAAATCAGGCTGGTGAATGAAACCTTCCGGGGAGTTATCGCTGAATTGATTGTATCCCCGGATCAATCAACACAGTTAATGGCGAAAATTATCCTACCCACAGGAATGGGGGGCTTTACGGTGCGTGAGGTCGGTCTGCTGACAGATGCAGGTGAACTTTATGCTGTTGCGAACTGTCCAGCTATCGACAAACCTGTTGGCGGTGTCAGTGTAAACATGCAGTTTCGCCTGGCAGTATCCGACACTTCAAACATAACCCTGAATGTGGCCACGGGCGATGGTCTGTTCCTGCGTATCGATCAAAACCTGAAAGAAATTAAAGCGCGTGGCGATGATTCGCAGCGAGAAGCCCGGGAGTCGATTGGTATTCTTGATGCAACGACCCAGCGAAAAGGGCTGGTGCAGCTCAACAGCGCTGTTAACAGTACCAGTGAAACGCAGGGGGCCACTCCTGAGGCAGTAAGAATCGCAATGGATAACGCGAATGCACGTCTGGCGAAAGAGCGGAATGGGGCTGATATTCCGAACAAGTCGCTTTTTATTCAGAATGTTGGACTGAAGGAAACGGTAGACAAAGCAGCTGGCGCAGTCCAGAGATCCGGCGATGAAATGACAGGCCAGCTAAAAATAGGTGCAACTGACGCCCTGAGAATTTATGACGACGCATTTGGACTGATTATGCGTCGTTCTGAGGATTTTCTTCATTTCATTCCGACTGTAGAAAATCAGGGGGAGTCTGGTGGACTCGGCCCACTACGTCCATTTTCCATCAATCTAAGATCAGGGAAGGTTTCAGTAAATCATGGCGTTAATATATCTGGCGGTCTGGGGCTTGGCACTGATAACACTCTGGGCGGCAATTCTATTGCCCTCGGTGACAATGATACTGGCCTTAAGCAGAATGGTGACGGTGTTCTGGAGGTTATCGCTAACAATGTTCAGTCGATGCGCATTATAAGAGATGCTGTTCAGGTTGCCAATTGGTCAGGCTCATGGATTAACATGCGTGAGCAACGCTGTTTTACAGGTCAGCAAATTGTGAGCACTAACTCAGCGTCGGCAATCGTTCGGCAGGAACATCAGGATCGTCATTTTTGTTTAGGCGGCTTGGGCAATCACCAGTTCGGAATATATATGATTAATAAAGCCCGAACAGAGAATGGAACTGATGGCCAGGCTTTTCTGAGTGTTGAGGGGAATTTTCAATGCCCGTCAGGACAGTTGATTCCGGGAAACTATGGAAATTTTGATGCCCGGTATCAGGCAAAAGGGAATTATACGCCAGCAGGTCAGGCTTATACTAAATCTGAATCAGATGCGCGTTATCAATTAAAAAATTCTGCGTCTAAAGCAGCCAATGGCTGGCACAAAGATGCCACTACTGGAATAATTACTCAATGGGGGTATGTGAAAAAGGCAGGGGACAGGAATGCTTATATTACTTTCCCTATTGCCTTTCCCTCTGCAGTTTGTTCAGTAGTTATTAATATTGATGGTAGTCCCGGATGGTCTCCGAACCTTGTTCAATTTGTATATAATGTGTCACGTACTGGATGTAGTGTATCGGCACATGACCCTGATAGAAATAGAGGGGTTTATTGGATGGCTATAGGATATTAATTATGTCAGAGGAAATTAAGTACTACTTTAGTGCAAGCAATAATTCATTCTACCCATTATCATTAAAAGATGATTATGATGTTGTAGACTCGTGGCCCAGTGATGCTGTGGCGATATCAGAGAAATGGTATAACTACCTTATGGAAGGACAGATGAAAGGAAAACTCATAATATCAAATGAGTATGGCGAACCAATACTTTCTGAACCCGCTCCGTTAACTAAGCAAGAACTGATTCAATTTGCTGAAAATAAAAAAGAGGAACTTCTTAGAGAAATCAGGGAAAAAACTCAGATTTGGCAAACTCAACTTGCCTTAGGGATTATTAGTGACGAAGACAGACAGCGTTTAATTCAATGGATGTTACATGCGCAACAAGTGGCTGTGACAGATACTTCAGCTAATCCGGTTGACTGGCCAGAGCAACCACGATAAACATTCTGTGCTACTGGTTAACAGTAGCACATCCCATCGCTTAATTCACCAGACGTACTTTTCTTATAGTATGTCGAATTGAACGGCTTTCAACGTACTTATAAAGTAAAGGTGCCATTATCCCCGTTGCTATTATTGCACAAATTTGCCAGGCATAATATCCTGAATCGTATAGGTAATGTTTCGATACTGTTTGTGCAATACCATGAACCAAATAAATGGAAAAACTACAGGTTCCAAGCATTTTAATAGGTAATGAGGTTAGCAAACCAAAATAATCACAACCACATTTTATCGTAAAGAATACAATAAACATATAAAGCGGCGTGGTAGTATTATACGCATGTTTTGTAAAAAATAACGCTGCTAGCAGCAAAACAAGGCATATCACATCTGAAGGTTTTTTATCGTATTTTATTGTTGCGGCTAAAAATCCAGAAAGGAAATACATTATAAAACTTAAATACTGCTCGCTAGCAACAAGGTATTTATAACACAATACCATTAACATTAAAGAAATGATGAATGCTTCTTTATATTTAATTTTTTTCATAATTAAATATAACAATGGAATTGCAAAGTATAAGCGCAACTCCCAAACAAGTGTCCAGAACACCCCAGACGTGGCTATCTGCAGAGAAAAACCGTTAATGTTTGCACCCGGTGGATTAAAAAGAAACGGAAGGGAAGGGAGGAACCATTCCCATACAGGGGTATGCTCGTCCGGATGCATTAACAAAGTTGCAAAATATACTATAAACAATATAGCGACTACTGGCGGGTAAATTCTCACAAATCTGGATATGGCAAAATCCTTAACATTGAAGTCAGATGCCAGCGCTTTTTTAAAGAACAGAAACGCTGAAAGCATAAAGAATATACCAACCGATAATTCACCCGTAAGATAAATGGATTTTTTGATGTGGCTTATGGTTATATAATCCAGAGACCAATACACATCTGACTCACCGCCGGCTCTCCAGTAGAGATGGAAAACCGCAACCAAAGCAGCACAGATTCCACGTAAACCATCAAGGGCTGCGTATTTGTGCTTAGCTGGGGTTATTCCTAGAATTTTGGAAGTTAGCCAGACAGTAGCTATTAACAAACCTAAGTAGAGTCCATATTCTAATAAATATTTCATATCCAATGTACAATCAGTCTGTAGTGAAATTAATCAATACGTGCGCCGATTTCCCTCATTTTGTTTATTACAGCAGTAAGTTCTTTATCGCTTAACGCCAACTGCGCCGCCATGAAAAAGAGGATATGAGGCGACATTGCGCGGGGAGTTTCTCCACCCGTGTACTTGCGCCATTGGCTGTTACTGGCAACACCGGCTAGGTCAGCCATCTGGTTTCCGGTGTAACCGAGACGCGCTTTAAGCTCATGCAGGTCTTCCGGTGTGGGTGCAGTGTAGCTGCTTATCAAGCGCATATGTAACCTTTAAAAAGCTCCCGAAAGAGCTTTTTATTGTTGGAATACAGGACGGGGCATTGCTGCCATAATGCGAGTCAAATTAGCCCTTTCGGTGCTATAGGTCAAGAAAATAATTAAATATTTTGAGCACTTAAGTGAATTCAGTAACAAGCCACATATCGGCTTCTTCAAACATTTCCTCAAGCATACGGTTTAGCTTTTCTCGATCGCTTTTGCTGGCGTCGCTATTCAGGCCGTTTGCCTGCATCGGCTTCACCTTCACTTCTGCATCCGGGAAAATCCGATGTACACGCTTCGTCAGTTCAGCCTGGATGATCTCTCTGGCTCCCGTCAATCCCTCAACATTACGCTTGTCATAAACCAGCTCAACAAACATATTTTATTTCCTTACTCCACTGGTTGGATACACAGTATTTATACTGTGTTTTTATCCAGTGTCAATAGTAGAGTTAACTATGGGCTTTCCCTCTTCGGCAGCTGACTATGTCGAGCGCCACATATCGCTAGATGAAAAGTTTATTGAGCATCCAGCAGCTACATACTTCATGAGTGCAGGGCAGACATACTGGAGAGAAGGCATCATGAATGGTGCTTTGTTAGTGGTAGATAGTTCCTTGATACCTTGCGGTGGCTCTCTGCTCATCTATAGGTTAGATGGTGAGCTAAAGATAAAACGCTTCCGTGTGTACCCAAGACCTCATCTGGTGAACCTGGAGAACGGTAAGCGCAAAGAGATACCAGACTTAACGGGTGACTACAATGTGACTTCTACAGGATTTGGGGTGATCACCTACATCATTAATGATGCTAGGAATGCGTAGTTTTTGATGATTATCCGTCTATATAATAAAAAAAGGCCCTGGGGGAAACCAGGACCTTTGCTTAATGAAGATTAACCACGATACTTAGAAACTGGAATCTTGATCGGAAAGGCTGAAAGGCCTTTCTGATGAGCGAAGATTCGCTTACCCTTTACAGTAATAAAAGGGCGATAAATAGTGATATACTCTTCGTTACTGGCGTTTGTAATACTCATGTATAGGTACCTTTAAAGTTTCGCTGTTGACAAAACCTAAGGTAAGCGTATACTCACAACCGCCAAGTTTTTCGTATTCGCTTACGATAGGAGAAGCCAGCGACAGCGGTTCGCTGGCTTTTTCGTTATCTTTTAACATTTTTTCTCATCCACGTTTCAGCTGCCTGTAAGCTAACCCCGAATGTTATGCTAATGTCCTCAGCATTCATCGCTGGAGAGACTAATCTTGCATCTATAAGGAAATGGCTGGCAAAGACATCTGCTTGCCACTCACTGTCCTCATAAATTTTGTGTCCACCATTACTCTTACTGCGAGCGTATGCTCCTTGATTGCGGTGCATAATCAGATGACCAATTTCGTGTGCAACAGTAAATCGTGCATGATTTTCTCCACTACAGAGGGCATCATAAACAGACTGTTGCAAAACAATCTTGTTTTTGTCTGGGTAAGTCACTGCGTACCGCTTAGGCAACTCGTGATCTTCGACAATTTCAAGGTCGATGCTTTCTGAGGCCATAAGACCTTCTAGCAATACATCCAGTCTCAGATATGTATGATTCGATATCTGAAGAACATCCCTCAAACGCTGCGCATAAGATTTAATCATGTCATTGCTGAGGGGTGAAACGCGATGGCCAAGTTCTCGTTTCGCAATAGTCATCATCTAGTCCTTTAACATTTTGTTGAGTTTATCAAGCTGTTCAGGACTCAGATCTTTGAACTTACGGGCAAAGACAAGCATCAATTCTTTATTCTGATCCTCTGCATCGGACATATCGACTTTCAGCGATGGTTGAGAAATCTCAGCCTGTTTCCTAAGGTCGCTGGCTTCTTGACCACTTAATCCGAATACAGCAGCTACTGAATTTACTAATGAGTCAGGTATGGCTCGCTTACCTAATTCAATGGCTGACAAGTAAGCTGAGCTCACCCCCAACATATCAGCCATATTCTTGAGTACCATACCCCGGTCTATTCTCAGTTTTCTGAGAGCTTTACCAAAGCTAGTTACCAT